AGCAAAATAATCAATCCGATATGGATTGTTGCCATTCCTGAAGCCGTTAGCCGATGCCCTGGCAAAACTTGCACCGATCATCGCAGAGAATTCCGACTTGATTTTGAAGATTGGTTTAGTTGTTGGCGCGTTATCGGTTGCCATTATTGGATTGAAATTTGCTTTAGCTGCGACCAATGCCGTCATGGTAATTTCTAGCGTTATCGGCGCAGCTCTAAAGATTACATATTTGACCGTCGCAGCTGCTACGGGATCGGCGACCGCAGCTCAAACCCTGGCGGAACTTACATATAAGAAGTCATTGATTGCGGTAGTTGCCTACAATGTCGCGATGGGATTGCAATCGGTCGCATTAGGCGTCGTTACAGCTGCGCAATATGCGTTCAATCTAGCCCTGTCATTGAACCCGATCGGGCTAGTCATTATCGGCGTGGCAGCTCTAGCAGCTGCATTCGTTCTCGCATACAAGAAAATCGAACCGTTCGCCGATCTAATGGATCGGATCTTTCAAAAGGTCCAGAACTTGATTAACGCAATCAAGAATTCACCAATCGGAAACGCGATCGGACAAGTGTTTGACGGATTCAGGGCCACGGGCGGACCCGTTCGCCAGGGTAGGTCCTACGTCGTCGGGGAAGCGGGACCCGAATTATTCACGGCAACTACATCGGGAAATATTTCGCCGTCAGGATCTTTCGGTGGCGGTGGCGGTGTAAACATAACCATCAACGGCGCAATCGATCCCGAAGGCGTTCGCCGTCAACTTGAAAATCTATTTCAAAATAGCGCCAGGCGCACGGGCGCAATTAATCTAATCGGCGCGACGTTGTGACAACCTACGATCCAAACCCAACGATCGAAATCGCAGGACTAGCCGTTTCCAATGGCGTCGTTCTAAACGATCTATCCGTCACAATGGGTCGAACGAATGTCCTGGATCAACCGTCGCCAGGATACGCCCGCGCTAGTTTATGGACTACCGCAGACATCCCGATCCCGATGCAATTATCGGATGAATTCCAGATCTTCATTGAAACCCCATCCGCGGGAACCGTGTCAATCTTCAACGGCATCATTAGCGATATTGAAATCAGTCTTAACGCATACGGATCCGCTGGATCAATTTCGACTTATACAATTACGGCGGTCGGACCGTTGGCATCGCTACAACGTAAGACGGCGGGGTTGTTAGGCTACGCCAAAGAATTTGACGGAACCCGTGTATTAAACATCTTGTCCGAAGCCTTCTTGACCGAATGGGACGACATTGGACCAACGGTTATCTGGACCGACATTCCTAACGGCGTCACTTGGGCATCTTATGACGGAATTAATATCACATTAGTAAACGATTTGACGACCGACGTGGACGTTCCTGGCGTATATGAATTGATGGCATACAACGACGGGGACGCGAACGCGCTGACATTGGCGCAGGACGCAGCTCAATCGGGTCGTGGCGTATTGTCCGAACAAGGCGACGGATCACTTCATTATGATGACTATTCCGCCCGCGCTACGTTTACCCCGTTGACGTTGACCGATGATGATTTGGCGTCCGCAGGTTTGAAAACAGCTGCTCAATGGTCAGAGATTGTCAACGATGTAACGGTTACATATCGCGCAGGTCAAGCCAATTCCCGCGATGAACAATCGATCATCTTGTACGGATCATTATCTGGAACGCGCACGACACAACTTCACAATCTCGCCGATGCCGAAACCCAGGCGGACGCGTTCAATCAAGCCAGGGCATATCCACGGGTCTATCCAGAACAATTCGTCATCCCATTACATTCACCAACGGTGTCCGATGCCACGCGTGACACGTTATCGACGGTCTATTGCGGACTACCGATTGTCACGACCGATCTGCCTGCGGTATTCGGGACTAATTTTGATGGTTATGTCGAAGGATGGAATTGGCAGGTCAAAGAAAAGGAAGCCTATTTAACTTTAATCGCATCAGCGCAATCGGAAACTTATCCATCGATTGTCTGGTATCAAATACCGCCAGGAACTACCTGGACGGCTTATCCTAGTTTAGTGGAATGGATGGATCTATAAAATGTCAGGAAACACAACTTGGTTCGGGGTTCAATACCCTTCATCATCAGATTACGTCAAGGATGGCGCAACCGCGATCCAAACCGTCGCAACGGGTTTCGATAGTGCCGTCGCGATCCCTACTTATAACGCGCAGACAGGATCGACATACACGTTCGTTCTAGCGGACACATCAAAGACGGTCACCGCGTCCAATGCAGCTGCGTCTACCTACACAATTCCACCGCAATCGTCGGTCGTGTGGGTTGCCAATACAACGCTAAACGTGACCAATTTAGGCGCAGGCGTCGTCACGTTCGTCGGTGGATCAGGCGTCACCATTACCAATACGGCGCAGACATTGACACAATACCAATCCGCGCAGCTAATTCGAACGGGATCCGATGCCTGGACGGTTGTGCCGACAAGTGGAAAATTGTCCGCGCCTGGATTGACTTTAATTAACACAAGTTCTTTTAGTGCCGTGGCAAGTCATTCTGTCAATGACGTATTCAGCGCAACTTATACAAATTATCGTATTGTTTTTGAAGCGACCCATAGTTCTACGGGAACAACTTTAAGATTACGGTTTCGGGTTGGTGGCGCAGATAATACGTCAAGCAATTACGTATTCAGCGCAGGCGTAAGCAATAGCGCAGCTGCATGGTCAAATATTGCATCTTCAACAGGCACGACATCGTTCTACGCGGGTGAACTTTACGACAAATCATCTAACGGAATCATCGATGTCTTTAGTCCGTTCGTGACGGATAATACCCAATATCTGGAAACCGCATTCTCGCAAACCAACGCCAATGCCACAGCTGCAACGTATGGTGGCGGGGGCATGACGGTCACGACATCATATACGGGATTTACTTTATTTCCTGCCACGCTTAACATGACGGGATCCGTAAGCGTTTACGGATACAACATCTAAGGAAAATAATGACAACGGAACAAATTTATGTCGGTATTGATAATGAACGCGTTGAATTGACGGGTGATGATTTGACAGCATTCAAGGCACAACGAACAAAAGATCGCGCCGAAGAAAAGAAAATTCAAGCCTAAATCGATGCCAAATTAGAAGCCCGCGCAAGCGCATTGGCAAAATTAGCGTCATTAGGTCTAACCGCCGAAGAAGTTGCGTCCCTATGATCGGCGCATGGTTAGCCACTAATCCGATGGGCGGATTCGTCAAGGTTGCAATCGGCGCGATGCTGGTGTGGATCATCGACAATCTTTCGACATTACAGATTCCAGAGATCGCGCAGGTTGGTCTTATCGCTGGTCTGCCGATTTTAATTAATTGGCTAAATCCTGACGATCCCCGATATGGAAAGGTCAGCGATGAAACCCGTTCCGAATAAATGGGACATTACGTTTCCATACGGCGTCAAATATAAGCGAACCGCAAACCGTCACAAAGGCGTCGATTATGCCTGCCCTGAAGGTGTGTCTGTCAATGCAGCTACATCGGGAAAAGTTGTGTTCGCAGGTCTGCACAAAGTCGGACGGGGTTGGGGCAAATCGTACGGATTGCACGTCATCATAGACAACGATCAATTCAAAGATGGATCGCCTGGAATGTGGGCGGGCTATTGTCACCTAAGCAAAATTGACGTTAAGGTTGGCGAACGCGTAAGCAAAGGCGACAAGATCGGCGAAGTCGGATCAACGGGGAATTCTTCAGGCAATCATCTTCACTTTGAAATCCAATCGGGTCGATTGTGGAAGGGTTGGACTGGATCTAAGAATCCGCAAAAGTGGATCGATGACTAATCTAATGACGGCGGGACAAGTTGCGGGATCAATGATCGCAATCCTGACATTGTTTGGAATGATCGTGAATTGGGGCGTCGTCAAACCAATCAAGGCTTACATTGACAAGATGACTTATAACATTCAACCCGATTCGAACGGCGGGTCATCCCTGACCGACCTGCATCTTAAAGTCAATGATCTAAAGGATTTATTCAATCAACACTTCGAAGAACATCACAACACGCCGAAGGGATAACCAAATTGTCGGAGAACGGTGTTACATTATGGACATGACGGACCCGTTGTTATCAAGTCAAGAAGCGCAAAAGTATTTGAAAGTAAGTCGTCAAACTTTATGGCGTTTAGAAAAGATGGGCGCGGTTACGCCTGTCAGAATCGGGACCGTCAAGCGTTATCGATCAAGTGAGATCACAGGCGCAAAAAAAAATCAAATAACAAGTCAAAGGATCAGGACCATGAAAATCCAAGTCAAAATTCAACATCCCGATCACGGCGTTATGGTCGTGACGACATTGCCCGCCGATCTTATGAAATGGGAACGGATGACAAAATCTAAGATGACCGATCTTGTCGAGAACAAGAAGGTCGATGGCGAAGATGTCGTCAAGGTCAACATGGGATTCGAAGATCTGATGGTCATGGCGTTCGCGGTACTTCAACGCGGAAATCAGACAACGAAGAAATTTGATGATTGGGCGAACGAATTGGAATCTGTCGAATTGGTTGGTATAGATCAATCGGGAAATTTTACGGAAAAGGCACTATCGGAAGAACCATCGCCGATCTTGCCGTCGAAGGCATCGTCAAAATCAACTTAGAAGATCTTGATTGGGAAATGTTAGGGACCATCCAGACAATAAGAATCGAACGATCGAAAAGGAAGTGAAATGTCGTTTACCGTTGACTATGGCGAATATCGCGACATTCTCGATTCGTTGGGTCGCCTGGACAAAGCTGCCAATCGTGAGATGAGAGAAGAAGCGTCAATGATTGCGGAATCGATAATGATGCCCGCAATCAAGTCGGCGATCTCAAGTCACGCGCCCGCATACGCGACCAAATTGAATCAAACCGTTCGGACCAATCAAGATCGATTACCGTCGGTCAAGATCGGCGATTCTAAGAAGATGTCAACCCGTGGAACCGTCTTATCTTCTCGCACCGCGGGCGGGTCTGGCGTATTCTCAGGCGGGGCAACTTCCAACATGATTCGATTCGGAACAATTAAGGGATCCTATACATCACGATCAGGACGTCCCCAATTATGGGCGCAAGGGATTCGACCTGGGTGGACCGATACCGCGGATAATGCCTACGCCGAACCCGCGTTCGCAGCTTGGACCAACACTGCGCAAGATTTGATCGATCGATGGAATAGGGGATTCTGATGGCAACTAGGGGAATCGGTCGTCCGTTAACAATCCTTCTTCAGGCAGACACAACGGGATTCGCTAAAGGTCTACAAGAAGCGCAGACAGGCGTTCAAAAGATGTCCAAGTCGATCAATAAAGCGGCTCAGGTCGCGTCCGTTGCATTGGGTGGACTAACCGTTGTCGCCGTTGATTTTGCGAAGGCAGCTGCGGAAGATCAGAAATCCGCGGTCCTTCTTGAAAAGTCACTTCAAGATTTAACGGGCGCAACCGACGCGCAGGTTGCATCGGTTGAAAGTTACATCACAAAGACATCACTAGCCGTTGGCGTTGCCGACGATCAACTTCGTCCCGCGTTCGCCAGGCTACTTCGTTCAACCGATGACGTCGCCAAATCGCAGGAACTTCTCAATCTTGCCCTAGACATATCCGCGTCCACCGGAAAAGATCTTGACACCGTAACGAATGCGTTAGGGAAGGCATATGACGGATCAACGACCGCATTAGGCAAGTTGGGTCTGGGAATAGATAAGACAACCCTAGCGTCGGGCGATTTCGCAAAGATCCAGGACGAAATCATTAAGAAGGTTGGCGGGACCGCAGATGCCGTTGCACAAACCGCGGACGGCGCATTCAAGCGGATGACAGTCGCGATCGACGAAGCCAAAGAATCAATCGGATATGGATTGTTGCCGTTCTTGACACCGTTAGCGGATGCCCTGGCGAAACTTGCACCGATAATCGCAGAGAATTCCGACTTGATTTTGAAAATTGGTCTAGTTGTTGGCGCGTTATCAATTGCCATCATTGGATTGAAATTTGCGTTAGCTGCGACCAATGCCGTTATGGTGATTTCAAGCTTTATCGGCGCAGCTCTAAAGATTACATATTTGACGTTGGCAGCTGCTACGGGATCGGCGACCGCAGCTCAAACCCTGGCGGAACTTACTTACAAGAAGTCCACGATTGCCCTAGTTGCCTATAATGTCGCGATGGG